CCCGCTCGTCTCTACAGGCTGCGATTCCTACGCATCCTGGGATCCTCGCTTCAAGCATCTTTCTCCCAGCAGGGATGTTGATACTATTGTCAGCGACATTATGGAACTACTACCGTTTAAAGAATGGAAAGACGAACACCTCGTCATCACAGGAGGAGAACCACTCCTCGGATGGCAACGAGCCTACCCAGAACTCCTAAATCATCCTAAGATGCAGTCTCTACAAGAGATTACCTTTGAGACTAACGGTACGCAGCCATTGCATCCTGAACTCTTTGACTATCTTGAACAATGGTGGTGGGATGGTGGCAAGCCTGGATATGGGTCGGCTAATCGTGATCGTGAAATCACATTCAGTGTAAGTGCTAAGTTAAGTTGTTCTGGTGAAAAAGCAGAGGATGCAATTAAGCCTGAGGTAGTAGTTGGATATCAGGCTGTAGGACATGTCTATCTTAAGTTTGTTATCGCAACAGAAGATGATGCTAAAGAAGCATTAGCAGCAGTTGAGCAGTATCGTGATGCGGGCTTTACCGGTTCAGTTTACTTCATGCCAGTAGGAGGCGTTGAAAGTGTGTATCACTTAAACAACCGCACTGTCGCTGACCTTGCAATGAAGAATGGTGTTCGGTATAGTGATCGTTTACAAGTTCCGCTTTTCAAGAATGCATGGGCGACTTAATGAAACGAATCGGATTTCTAGTTAGTTCACAAACATTGATTCCTCATGGTGGTATTGGACAGTTCACAAAAAGCTTCTGTGAGTTGATGGATAGTCACGGAATATATGTAGATATCATTACTGACAAGAGTCCTCAGGGGGTTGCTGATGAGTTTATCAAAGAACTCAAAGCAAATATCATCTATCCAAACAATCCACAACGCTACACGGATCACAGTGCTATCTTTATGTATGAGGATAGCTACTGTTATGAACGAATGGCTAACTTCCGTGATGCTACGATTAAAGCACTATCTACAAATCTATATGATGCTTTTGTCTGTAATACCTATGAAACTGTGCAAATAGTTTCTACATTAGGATTGTCGGACTATATCCAGACTATCGCATACACCCACTTAGAAAGTCAAATTTTCAAGGATACTAAGAATCCGTTTCTTGATGAAGTTAACGACATGATGCGATTGCAGCTACAGATGCCGAATATAGCTATCGGTACACAAAGTTTATTCAATCGTCTACATTTTGAAAACGCAGTTCATCTTCCTATTCCGCTGCCCGAACAAGGTATGTTACGAGAATATGACAATGACCGCGAGGGTGTGCTGTTCATTGGTCGTTGGGAAGAAGGAAAGAATCCTGAACTTTATCTTGACTTGATTGAGCAGACTAAGTTGCCCGCCCGCGTTATGACAAGTGCAAGTGGCGCAAAGAAGTTTGAAGAACGATTGAAGAAGATGGGTGTTGACTATCAAATCAAAGTAGGTATCATTGGACAAGAGAAGGTAGACTTTATCAAGAGTTGCCGTGTAGCATTCAATCCAAGCACAGTAGAAAGCTACGGTATTGCTTTCCTTGAGCAGATTATTCAGCTTCCTACATTTGCTTTGATTAATCAGCGTTGGACGCAAAACTTCCCAAGTACACAATTCTTTACTACCAGCAAGCGTAATATGGCTGAGGATGTTAAGGCAGTCTATGACCAATATCCTACAAGCAAGTCTTGGTATAAAGCATATGATTCAGTAAATCACTTCAAGATTCATGAGGACGCAGTATTCCACAAGTGGAATCATTGCTTCAACGAGTTTGAATCTCGCAAGAGCAACAGCAGTACCGCAAAGATATGCGATGAAACAACTGTCAAATACAGCGACTTTATTCAAGCATTAGGTCGCCGCATTGTTTGCATTGATGATATTAGGAGTGTATTATCTAATAAACATAAGTTTAGAGTCATCTATACTGAGAAGAACACCTATTTGACTAAGGATCCTTCTTTTGAACCGAAAGAAGAAGATGCAGGCGTAAGTTTATTTGAAGGATTTTAATATGAAAAAGATATTAATAACAGGTAGCTCGGGCTACATTGGCTCTCATCTATGCAAGATGTTGGAGGGAGAATATGAGGTTCACGGATTAGATATACGAGAGCCAAAGCATCCGGTTAAAGAGTTCAATCATATTGATATTAATAGACTGTTTACTACAGAGGATGAGTATGATGCAGTTATTCACCTCGCTGCACTAGTGAATGTTGGCGAGAGTGAACGTATTCCTATTCAATATTACATCACCAATATCAACGGAACGATGAATGTAGTCAATAAGATTAAGACTAAGAACTTTATCTTTGCTAGTACTGGTGCTGCTGAATTGTGTGAAAGTGCATATGGTATCAGTAAGAGGGCAGCAGAGGACGTTGTACGTGAATATTGTACTGTTCATAACCCAACACCATATACGATTTTTAGGTTCTATAATGTTATTGGTACTGACGGCTATAAGCCTACTAATCCAGATGGGTTGATGTACAATCTTATCAAAGCGATTGGTACTGATGAATTCACTATTTATGGTAAAGACTACGAGCGAAGCGAAGACGGCACTGCTGTCCGTGACTACGTACATGTTAATGAAATCTGTCATGCACTGAAACTAGCGATTGAAAAGCCAGCAAACGGCGTCGAATCATTAGGGCATGGAGTCGGTTATACTGTAAGAGAAATTGTAAACAAGTTTCAAGAAGTGAACAATACCTTCTTTGATATCAAGTATGGTCCTCGCAGACCAGGTGACGCAGAGGTCAGCGTACTAGAAGATGTTTCTTCCTATATGAAAAACCTATATACCATGAATGATCTTTTAAAGGTTGACACCCACCTAAAACTATGATAGATTGCAATAGTATGAAAAAGAATAAAAAATATCAAATTACTCATTTAGGAAAAACTCTAAACACCGATCATTGGTATGACTTGCCAGAAGACAAGTGCTTGCAACTGAAGGCTGCGTATTACGAAAAGCCTAATTTTGATTTGGTTAAGAAAAATCTAGAATCAGTATACAATGGCGGCACTATCATAGGTACCATTACTAGCTATTATGTAAAAGACCTTATGGCTAAAGTGAAGCTAGAATCTCCGCGATGGTCTATCGAACAAGTCTTTGAATCTATCGACTTGATACGCTACTTTTGGAGTAGGGTACTTTCAAGTGATAAAGTATATCCAAAGACCGATTCTGATATCAAGAACTTTGAAGCTGCCCTGCGACTTAGCGGCGGTGGTGTTGCGATGAAGCCGTCTAACTATCCGATTAAGTCAGTAGATGAGGTTCTTTCTAAGTATAACATCAATGGCAAATATTATGATTTTTCATGTGGCTGGGGAGTACGACTACTTTCAGCAATGAGAAATCGGGTTGAGTATTATGGTACTGACCCTAATAACCTACTAGTAGACAGACTTAGGCAGATGGCTACTGATTACAATACTGTTAATGGTACATCCGCATCGTATGATATTAGGTGTCACGGTTCCGAAACATTCGTTCCAGAATGGGAAAACACTATCGGAGTAGCCTTTAGTAGTCCTCCGTATTTCAATCTTGAAGACTATGGTGTTGGTAATCAGTCATACAAGCCCGGAACCTCTTATCAAGAATGGCTAGATAACTATCTGCGACCTACGATAGAAAACATCAAGCGATACTTAGTTGATGATGGAAAGATGCTCGTTAACATCAAGGATTTCTTAGATTACAAGCTATGCGCTGATACTAGAGCCATTGCAGAAAGCTTAGGCTTTCATTATGTAGAAACGCTCACATTGAAAAACATAACTCGACCAAGTGCTAAAGTGGACTTAAATACAGACGAAGGCATCATGGTGTTCTCAAAGAAACCTGAACAGCCTATTCCCTCACCCTTGAGTTTATTTTCGTTTGGGTAATTACGAGTTACTAAAGATTGACAACCATACTAAACTGTGATAAAGTGAAAACACTATGAATATATTTTATGTAGATTCGAATGCTGAGGTTGCCGCCCGCAACATGGTTGACAGGCATGTTGTCAAGATGATTCTTGAGACAGCACAGCTCCTGTCAACTGCCCATCGTGTCATTGACGGTGAGGAGTATGTGGGTCAATCACAGTCCGGACGCAAAGCAAAACGATGGAGGTTATCTGGTAATGCTGACGCTATTATGTACGCTGCTACTCATATTAATCATCCTTCGGCAGTTTGGGTTCGTGAAAACTCTGCTAACTATGCTTGGTTGTATGATCATCTTTTGGCTCTTGGTCGTGAGTACACTTATCGCTACGGTCGTACTCATCTTACAATTGATAAGCTAAAAGATATTCTTAAGGATGCCCCCGAGAATATTGAACAGTCCAACGTAATGACTAAGATGCCATCTTGTATGGACAAGCAATACATCGTTAGCTTAGATCCAATTATCAACTATCGCAACTATTACAACTACGGCAAGACTGACTTGCTTCGTTGGTCTAATCGTCCGCCTCCGCAGTGGATTGATGGTACGGTTATCCTGACCGACGGTAAGAAGCAGATATATACTATACAGAGGTAAAATATGTTTGAGAAATTAAAAAAATTGTTTAGTCCAGCTCCGGAGATTATTCCAGAGCCAGTTGAACCTAAAGTAAAAAAGGCGCCTAAGCAGAAGGAATTAACTCCTAAAGAGAAAGCAACTTCTTTAGGAGAGCCTTACGTTAATATTATAAGCGTTGAACTTGACCCGGCTGATATCAATAATGGGTCATTTGAACTTGATTGGAATGATAAGTTTGTTGTTATCCTTGTTAAACAGGGTTATAAGATTCGTGCTGATGATACAGACGCACAGATTGTAGATAGATGGTTCCAAACTGTATGCCGCAATATTGCACTTGAAGTGTATGAGCAGCAGCAAGCCGATCCAGATAATCGTGAATCAGATATGCGTGTTATTCAGCAGCGTGACCTCGGTGGTGGCTTTACGGAGGTAAGTTAATGTTCACTGATTTAGAGTTGTTTGCACCAACATTTACTATTAACTGTGCTGACCTTGACACAGCAGACGAAATCTATAATATCTTTAGGACGCATAATACTAGATATTTCGTATATGTATTTTTTGCTGTTACTGGAGAACTGACTCCAACTTATCTCAAAGTTGGAGAAAGTGCGCCTGACGGTAAAAGGTCTAATCAAGGTCAATTGGGCGAAAGAATCGTAAGGCAAGCGGCTAATTTTCACGGTTATTCGAATGGTATTCCTGCTAGTAGCAACGGATGTGATTTGCGTAAAGGGGTAGATGAATTGATTAATACTAATCAATTGCCTGCTAATTTCGACAAGAACAATCTAGCTGTTGCAGTTTGGGACTTATCTATCCTAAATTGGGATTCGATTGAGGGTGGTAAAAAACACCAATCAAGATGCGCTGAAGGGCAACTGTCTAATCAGATTAAAGATTTTAGTGACGGGAACGGCACCTTACTTAACATTGTAGACCCAGAAACAAACAAAGCCTATAAAAATCCTGGCATTAGTCGAGACCTTTTTGATAGTTTATTTGAGGTTGGTGAATAAAGGGCTTGACAACTACTACGTTATTGTGTATTATATGTATATATTAACGAGTAAGGAATGTTATTATGGCTACTACAAAAACTAAGAACTTTGATATTTTCGTTTGGAATACGTCTCTCCCCACAGTAGACTCCAATGAACGTCCGTTCAACGTGCTTGATAAAAAGCCCGATGACCATGAAGCTAAAACTGTAGCAGATTTAGTTAATGAATTTATGCAGAGTCCACTAAGCAAGATTGCTAAGCGTAATATCGACAAGCAAGGTAATGTTCCCTCGTATGAGGATATCGCTGATTATCATGCGCTTCCCCTTAGTGTGCTACTAAGTGCATTAGCAGTTCAGCGTCCCGTAAATCCCGGACATGTTAAGAAGATTGCTGAGAACTATGATGGCAAGAAGGTTCAATACGTAAATGTATTGAAGATTAAGCACAAGAATAAGTGGTATTACTACATCATTGACGGCCAGCATACTGCTGTAAGCTATGGTGTAATGGCTCAATGGGGATATTTTGAAAGCGTAGGCATTACTGCTGAAAACTGGACTGATGTTAAGGTCAAGTGTCAGGTAGTAGAGTTCCATAACTTTGAATTTGCCCGCGAACACTTCTTGGGCATCAACGGCGCCGACAAGCTAAAACTCGCTTATTTCGATAAGTGGAAGAACTATGTTCTTTCTAAGCGTCAGGATAATCCAAAGACTATCACCAAAGACTTGTATGAGGATGCTTTTTCTAAGCAGGTGATTATGGAAAAGTATAACATCATTCCTGTTCACGAAAAGGATGATGAGAATATTGACAAGCCTGGTGCTTTTGTTCGTGTAGACCTACTTAAGGATTTCACAGAAGAAGAAATGCATTGGTGGTGCCAGATTCACAAGTGGAACTGGGACTATCGTAGTGTTGACTCGTTTGAAGTGTCTCCGATGGTCAATCTACGTAACAAGATCAAAGGCACTAAGAATCTTAGTAACAAGGAAATCAAGGAGTTTGTTATCACTCTCGGTAACATCATTCGTAACGTTTCCGGTTCGCCAGCAGTGTTTCGTACTCTAGCAGAAGCGACCTTTAAGGAATGGTACAGTGTTGCTAATCCCGGTGAGAAGGTTCCTAGTATTCCTGCTGACGGGTCGCTTGCGCTGCTTCTTCAAATCTATGAAGAACATAATGGCCCCTTTACTAATATCTCTAAGCATTTTATGGAAGACTATAATGATAACGGATATAAAATGTTTCATGCGCTTCCGCAAGACTTGCAGGATTTGATTGTAGCGTGACACAAGGTCTTTACATCGCCGAGGTGCAAGGTAAAGAACATAGCCTTAAACCCGGCATTACAGAAGACCTATCTAGTCGTATCAACGGATATACGAAGGGCGGGGATGATGTGACAATACATTTTTTGTGCATTGCCCGCCCGGGTTTAGAGGGCCAAATTCGAACCTTAGAGGAAGATGGAAAGGTATACTTCAAGAAATTCTTTTCGAAGTTTAACGGATTTAATAGAACCGAGTATATCAATATTGCCGATACCGGAATGACGCTAGAGATACTAGAAGAATACTATCGCAAAAAAATCAAGTTTATCCCCGGCATCTTTATAGTAAAAAAAGAGCATTTGCCGCTCAACAAAGAGAGCAGCAACTTAAAAAACTTTATGGAAAATGCATTGAAACATCCAGAAAAATACCTTGAGGTCATTTAAGGCTTGACAACTGCTAATATATAGTGTAATATGTAAGTATATTAACAGAGAAAGTACCACATGAAATACGCATTGATCGACACAGCTAATACTTTCTTCCGCGCTCGGCACGTTGCTTCACGCAGCGCCGACACATGGGAGAAGATTGGCATGGCTATTCACCTATCGTTAGCATCGGTCAATATGATTGTGCGTCAATACGGAATTGACCATGTCGTGTTTTGTCTTGAGGGTCGTAGCTGGCGCAAAGACTTCTATCCCCGTTACAAGGCTCATCGCAAGCTTGACGAAAGTGCAATGACAGAACGTGAAGTAGAAGAAAACAAGATGTTCTGGGAAACATATGACGTTTTCACTACTTACCTGCGTGAAAAGACTAACGCTAGCGTATTGCGTGTCCCTAATGCAGAAGCAGATGATATCATTGCTCGTTTTGTTTATTTGCATCCCGATGATGAACACTTCATTATTTCTAGTGATAGCGACTATGTCCAGCTTATCAGCGAGAAGGTGAAGCAATACAACGGTGTTGCTAATCAGCTTATCACGCTTGATGGATACTTCAATGACCGCGGTAAGCCTATCAAGGATAAGAAAACTGGTGAGCCTAAGTTGCTTGAAGACCCTGAATATCTGCTGTTCAAGAAGATTATTCGCGGTGACGCAACTGACAACGTGTTCAGTGCATACCCGGGCGCTCGTGAGAAGGGTTCTAAGAACACTGTAGGCATTCGTGAAGCATTTGAGGATCGTAACAAGCAAGGCTTCAATTGGAATAACTTCCTCTTGCAGCGTTGGGTCGATCATGAGGGCGTTGAACACCGCGTAAAGGATGATTATGAACGCAACCGCACTCTGATTGACCTTCGTGCTATGCCCGACGAAATCAAGTTAGCTGTTGATAACGTAATCAAAAGCGATATTCGCACTACTAAAATGCCGATGGTAGGCATTCATCTTATGAAGTTCTGTGGCAAATATGAATTGACTAAGATTAGTGAGCAAGGTGAAACTTACAGTAAATGGCTTAACTCTCCTTATGAAGGGATTCTGAATGGCTAAAGAACTTTTTTCGTGCAAAGATTGCAAGCATTCTACTATGTCTATGGTTGACAGGATTTTCACGTTGAATGGTCGTATAGCAGTATATGATTCTAACTACAAATGCTCCAAATTTCCTGAGGCAAAAACAGTAGTTGAGGATATAGTTCTTGGTCCAATGAAAGTAAAGGCTAAGCTGCCGTATTGTAGCATCGCCCGTCGCCACGGTGAATGCGGTCTGGATGGGAAATATTGGCAACCCAAGCATAAGAGAGATTTATTTAAAATGTTAACAAAGGAAAATCATGACTGAACTAGTCGCAAAACCAATCGTCAAGAATCAATTTTGGATTGTTACTGACGGTAATAAAAAAGTAGGTAATATTGAAGCTAACAATGCAGGTTACGGGGTGCAAATTAACGGCACCTTCCTTCAGTTTAATAACGCAGATGAATTGAAGAAATCAACCAAAATTAAGTTTGAGAGCATTGTTAATACAGCGTCAAAGCCCACGCATCCATATCCTGAATATCCTACTACTAAGCGTGTATATAACAGTATTTTAGATATTCAAAAAGGATTGCATCTGTTCACTAAAACTAAAAAAAGCAAGTGTCTACACGCTGCCGGTTACTTTATGATAGATCAGAATGGAATAAAGCAAGTGGCATTTTGCCCTAAATACATCTTTATTCAGCGTTACCCTTATCAAGGCCCGTTTAAAACTGAAACCGACGCATATAATGCGATAAATATATAAATATATAGATATGATACACATTAAAAAATTTATGGACAAGATGTCGGTTGTGGAATCCCGAATGAATAAGGATGTTATTTTAACCATTCTAGATGCACGGGGCCTAAGGGATGACATAGCCAAACTACTAGCTGACTTGCATGAACTCGCACAAGAACAAAATAAAGAACCTAATGTTATGCAGGTACAAGTTAAAGGTGGCTCATTCAAATGAGTAGAGGTCAACCTAAGGTATTAGTAGAATACGTAGATAAGAACACTTACAAGTGCGATCAAATCGTAGAGGCTGCTGGTATTTGGGCTGTGTTCTATGACGATCAACCAATCAACTTGAAATCTAGTCATTATCTATCGAACGATATTGCTCCTAAATATAAGAAAACTAGCTTTAGTAATCCAGGACATGCAAGAAACTTGTGTAGAAAGCTGAACGCACAATTTAAAACTGATAAGTTTACTGTCGTGTTTATGAACAGCGGTAGAACAGTCTACCCCGATGATCTATCCCAAGACTAAAATTGAAATCATCAATCTGATTTTGATTGAGACTAAGGATAATCCTGACTTTCCTTGGAATAACATTCCCGCAGACAAGATTATATCTGAATGGTTCATCACCGGTAGGACTGGTACCGGCTTGCGACTTACTGATGCAGGAATGACTGCTTTCAATAAAGCAAACATAGCACATTACGATTTTGAATTTACGCCACCGAAAAACGCTATTAACTCAAGTTCATGGGGAAAATATACTCTTGCAATTGACAAAAAAGTTAAATGCCCTTATTATGTTGGGGTCAAACAAGATTCCATAACACAGAAAAAACAACCCTATATT